ATAATCTTTTTATTAAGAAATATTAGGTGTACTTGGGACTATTCATCAAGCTTCTGTTTCAGGAGCTAATTCTGCTCATCATCATTCAGCTAATGCCGATTCTTGATTAGGATTAACAGCTGGTTTGTTCACTCATTGCATCATTGTTTGTAATTCTTTGTATAATGCTTCTTTTTCTTCTTTAATTTCTTGATTAGCACTTTCTTGTATATCTATATGGAATAGTTTAGCTAAATCTCTTATAGCTTTCTTTTTAGGAATTATTTTATCTAGATCTGGATCTTGTGCGTATGATTGAGATAATCAAGCAATGCTGGTAAAGAATTCAATTTTCTGGGCTTTTTCTACTTCATTAATTGTATTTACATTTAAATCAGTACTTACATCTAACTTAATTTGTCATCTTATAACTTCAGGAGTTACTTCAAATATTTGTTTTTCAGTTCAATTACTAAATTTATTATTCTTAATTGTATTAGTTTCTATAGTAGGATAAGTAGCTTCTATATCTTCTATAGGCTCATTATCTTCATTAATATTAACTAATTGTCTAACTATCTTTAACGGATAAAATAATTGGTAATTATCTTTCATTAAATTAGCTAATCTCTCAAAGGCTTCATCCCTATTTTTTAATATTACATTTATTCTTTGTGAACTACTTTCTTTTTGTACCGCTGTTTGGTACGCTGTTTGTTGAGGCTCTCATAATATATTCATTATATCAATACCAGTAAATACAGCTACTTCTTTGAATAAATCTTGTAATCTATTAAATATAGCTTGATTTGGAGGAGTTCATGTTAATTGTTGTAAATTTCATTGTAAGTTTCATTTGAATTTCATTAATTGATTCCCATATGCAAATTGATTTCAATTAAAAGAAAGATTACTTCAAATAGCTATAGTTTCTTGATTTGATTTTTTTATACTATCCATTAACATTTCCCTTAATGTATTTATATCGGATTTAAAGGTTACTAATAAATCACATAATCAAGTTCAATAAATTGAAAATATATTTTTCTCATATTGTCTAACAGTGAAAGGTAAATCATGTGTAGCATTTAATATAGGATGTTTTTTAATTACTACAGATTCATTTGCTATCTCAATGTATGTATCTAGTTTAGTATTCCAATATCTAGTAATTTTAACAAACTTAGTTTCTCAATCTCATCTTTCTTCTTTTAAAGTGAATGGTTTATATTCATCATGTTTAAGTTTACTAGGAGCTATAGATTCTAATACATTATCATCATAATTGTTATCCAAATATAAGTTTAAGAATTCTTCATATGAGATATATGTTTCAAATATACAATCTACTGCTTCATTTATATTTCTAGCCTTTTCATCTACCCAAAAATCTCTTATATCTATATTCTTCATTATTATATCTGCTTTTGTCTGTAATCTTCTTTGAAATTTTATTTTACCGTCTTCATCTTCTCATTCAAAATCACTTATAATTCTATAACTTTTATTATATCATGTATAAATAATAGATGTTCAAAATATAGCTGTTAAATACTCATTATTCATTATTTCAGATTCCCTATTATTTACTTCCCAATCATAATCCCATACTTTTTCTAATACTTGTTCTTGAAACTTATAATCTAATTCTCAATTAAAATTAAATGTAGTAGGTCTTTTAATAGCCTCAGCTACAAATAAATCTATTATTGCCCTTTCTAGTGGTACATTACTAGCACTTCTTCAATCAGTATATGGTACATATTCAGCTTCATATTGTTTTACAAACTGTTGCCATTTTTTATCCAATGCAGTACGTTTCTTTGCCATAGTTCTTTTTCTACTCAAAACATATCACAGTATTTCTTTATCTTCTTTGCTTTGTGTGATTCCTTTAGTTTTAATTTCAGTTAGTTCTTTTATACTTGTTACTTGTAAATCAGTATTTTTAGATTCATTTTCTATCATAATATTTTTATTAGTAATATAAACTATTATATCTTTTTTTTAAATATTGTAAATTAATAATATTGTACAGATATTTCGCCAGTTAAAGGATTTTGTTTTTCATAAGCAATTCTTTCTTCTGGTCCGTTAATATGTTCTTCATTTTCTTTATTATATGTCATTCAATATTCAACAGCAGTACGAATATGTGAAGTATTATCATGAATAGGTAGTGAGTTTGGAGTAGTTCTACTATGTCATTCCTTTACTTCTGGATATTTACAATTACTCATAGCATAATCAAAGCAATCAATTCATTCATTAACTCTTAATCTATGTAAATTAGATTGAGTCACTCTTATTTGTTCTTGTTTTTTTCTATTTTGTGGAATATTTAAAAAGATTCATTCTTTTTGATATACTTCATTAATAGTACTTTCATTTAGTGTAGCGTTGTGATCATAAGGGTCTCATATAAATGTAGCAGGCTTGTATTGTAAATATTTATTATAAAACTTTAGTTGTATATCACTTAATTGCATACTAGCTTGTCTAGACAATATTTTAGCCATATTTGTAACACTACAATTAAATTCACAAGCATCCAGTATATTGTAATAATGTTTATCAATTTGTACTATTACTATTGCATGAACATCAAACCCTCCGTGACTATGATCTATCCATATTTGTAATGGTAAACTTTCATTATATTCATTATTATATTTTCAAGCTCTATATTCAGGGTATACTCTTCATATTATTGCAGTACAGTATTCAATCTCCAGCTCCTGAGCTATTTGTTGAGGTGTCATACCTTTAATTCTCCAATTATACCATTCTTGAGTATAAAAAACATTTTCCGACCAATGGCATCTATGGTATCTAATTTCTCATTCCAAAGCTAATTTTCTCATCCTATAATATTCATTTCATTCTCAATTAGGAGTACTATTAAAGAATCTACAAGGTGTACTTGAAGCTATAGACATATTAATAGCTTGTGCATATTGCATAAAAGCCATTTCATCGAATATAGTAAATGAAACAGTTCATCATCTTCAAGCATTAGGATTTGCCGATTCTCATTTAATAACTCAAGTTCAATCTCATCTTGATATTGTCATTGCTTTATTATGAGTAGTACTCATTTCTTTAGATAATCATTCAGGTAACATCCAACTTGGTAAATTACGTATCATAAATCTTATCTTTTCAAAATGACTTTTTATATCTCAACTTTTATCTACTTCATCTTGTTTCATACTTATATACAAGCTTTTCATATCATGAAACATATAACAATACAATTGTAATCAAGCATATAACCATGAAAATCACATTTGACGGGACTTCTCTGAGAATATATTAGTAGGTTTAGTCCTTTCTTCTAAAGGTAATTGTCACATAAATATAGCATCAATTGCATCTATTAGATATTCTTTTTGAAAATCAAATAACATAAAAGGTATGATGTTTCAATATTTTTCTGGTATTAATCAAGGGTTTCTATCTGTAGTAACAAAATTATCGAAAAAATAAATAATATCTTTCTTGCAAATAGATTTAAGTATTTGTTGTACTTTTGGATCATTATCTGCTTTAGCAAGAATCATACAACGTTCTTTTATGTTTTTTTCTAATTTAATTAAATGATTCACTATTATATAATTAAGCTATAATACTAGGTTTTTTAATCTTTGCCTTAACATATCAAGGTATTATCTTTTCAGGTTTCTTGTCTTTAAAGTTCTTTAGATCATATTCATTATTTAAAAAGTTTTCTAATACTCAATCAAAATATTTGTCCAAATCTGTTCTTGGTTTACTTCATGCTTCTCTTAGTTCATAAACTCTTGCAATATTAACGGCAAAGAATTCAGCCATATTAACAAATTTATACGGTACTATAAAATCTCAACTTAGTTTATCCCTTTCTTTTCCTTCAGATTTACTCTTATTTAATCATATAAAAGGTTTAGTAGTTTCTTCTCATTCAAGTCTATTTTTTAAAGTAGTTCATTTATTATCTTTTATATAATCTTGTAATTCTTTAAGTGTTTTAGGATTTATATCTGGCAAACTTTGTTCTAACTTTCATAACTTATCTGGATTAGATATATATGTATACTTTTCTTTATTAAGTATAGCATAATCATTAGAAGCCCTATAATTCTTGTATAGATTTAATAATTTAGTTCTTTCTGTTAAAGGTAAATATTGTTCAAGATGATGTGCTATTTCATGTATTTTTACTTCTGTATCAGCTCATTTCTTTAAATTAATAGATTGTAATCAAGGTCTATACTGACTTCTATAATCTTTATCATTTACAATATTTAATTTAAGATTATCTAAATATGGAGATAATTTATTATAATCTTCTTTAGAAAATACATTTTTATAATCTTCTTTATATCATTTTCTTCAACCTTTTATAGTGTCATAAACAAAACTATACATATCTTTAATATCATTATATGTATATTTAATCTCATTAGTAATTTTATTAAATATAGGATTCTCTTGTAAGCTATTATATATTTTAACTCATGCTACTCATGCTGCTAATCATGGTACTGCTAGTTTAAAGCTTTGTGATATTTGTGAAGGGTTTATAAATCAAGCTTTATTTGAATATGGCTTGATTGTTTGAGGTTTAGTAATAGGTTTTATTTCTAATTCTTTTAATTCTTTTTTTAAACTTTTTATAGCATTTTTTACAGTTGTTGTTTTAAATCATTTAGATTCAAGTCTAACTAAAGCAGCTTTAACTTCTTTAATTCTATCATTAGTCTGAGCTGTAAAATTTATTTCAGGTTTTTTAATGATTTCAGGCTTTTTAATACTAGACATCTTTATGTTTTTACTATATTTAGCAATAGCATCTGGATTTATTTTATAATTAATTATATCTTTATCTATAAATCAACTGTATTTAATTCAATCTAATCATTCTTTTTTCAAATAATTATCTAATATTTTTGAATATTTTCAGGAAGCTTGAGTCATATTTCTATGAAATTCAAATAAATCTCAAGAATAAGAGGTTTTTAAGTATTCTAGATCTAATTTACTTAATTTAGATATATAATAATCTTTTAATTTTTTATCTATTTTATTTCTAGTAAATATAGCTAAATTATTTTCTGATATTTTTAATTCTTTAAGTATAGGTTGTTTGCTATATAATTTTTGATTTTCTAATCAATATTCAGAAGCAATTTTCTTATTATTTGAAAAATAAACTCATTCTCACATAAATTGTCTAGTACTTCATTTTCAAGTATATGTATTTTTTTCAGTTATATTTGTTCATCTATATAATGTAATTGTTTGAGGTTTAGTTATAGGAGATATTCAACTAGGCTTCTTTAATATAGGAGCTTCTCATTTAATTATTCTTTTTATTTCTGGAGTTAATTCCAATATAGGCTGTAGTTCTTGTTTCATACTATAAGTGACTGTATTAGATAAATCTCTAGGATTATCCATCCAAGGTTTTATCCATAATACTTCAAATTTTCAATCTTTTCATACGCTTATCACTTCATACATCGATTTCTTATTGTCATACATTTTTAATCATTCTTTTAAATTTGATTGAGTTAATCCTTCCCCCGTATGAGTTCATCTAGCTATAGTGAATTTAGGTATTTCTCATCATTCAGTTAATCATAAATTCTTATATTGTACCTTACCTCATGTTACATCTTCAACTATATTCTTTACTTGTTTGTCATAAAGATTATCAGCCCATTCTCAACCTATGTCTAGTCATTTTCAAGACATTTCTCAATCTATTCATCATTTCATTATC